TTACCGCCGCAGTCGTTCCGGCTTCTTCCACTGGTAAGTATTTTTCGCGCTCTCCCTCCGTTGTTGAGAACGGCGACGGTATGCCAGCAACTCAAGGACTCTGGTTCGTATGTTGCGCATATCCACGCCGTTAAGCTCAATACCGTCACGGCGCATCACCTCAGCCACCACACGCGCGTAATTTTCGGCTATCACGCTGTCCGGCTGTGTAGCCTGTTCGTCAGGCTGCTGACTGATTCCGGTAATGCGGCGAATTATTTTTAGTAGATCAGTTTCAGTCATTCTCGTCATACCCCATCAAACGCCGCAAGTCGCTCTTTGTGGCTGTCGCTCATATCAAATGCAAATTCCTCATGCTCTGCCTGGAATGTGCCAAACGCCATCAGCGCCGCAACGCTCGGGTCTATCTTGTTGGATGATTTTTTCTTGTTCGGCTTGATATTGGCGTTCGCGTCACTCTGCATCACAACATTACTCATTGACCAGGCCAGCACCGGATCACCACGATGCACAATCACCTTCCGGTTAACAAAAACTTCGAACGATTTCGCCGCCGGACTGAAACGAAGGTATGTTTGCGGGAACGGCTCCACCTCAAATCCTGCCCCCTGTAGCTGCGTCCTCAGGTGCGTGGCGTTCCATGTATCGAAGCCCACCAGCCTGATATTGAAATTCTCTGCATCCGCCATGATGTCATCACGGATACGGTCATAATCAATGCAGTCACCCGGTGTTGTGCGTATCCAGCCCGCCTTTACCCACTGGCGATAGATGGCGCGGTTTTTATTGGCGGGGTTCTGTAGCTGAAATTCCGGCAGATAGTGACGGGAAACCAGCATAATCTTTTTACCGACCGGAAAGGCATAGCACACGCTGGAAATATCGCTGGTTGATGATAAGTCCAGCCCCGCGTAGCACTCCTGCCCGTATAAATCCGCCTCCGCGAACGTTCCGGCGCACTCCGCCCATGCACCGTTACCCATCCACGGCGTAGCCCCCTGACACCAGATATTGAATCGCTTGGTGAGCATTTCCACCCACTGCGACGGAATACCCCGCGCTTTCTGGATGGTTGAGGCCAGTTTTTCACGATCGACGGAAACATCGATATTTGGATTCGCCTTTATCCACATCGCCGGATCGTCAACCTCGCTTTCATCATCCAGCTCGTAAATCAGAACGAACATGGATTCGTTCATCTCTTCACCATCCAGTATCTGACAGCAATAGTCATAGTGTTGTTTACAGGCTGAAACAACGTTGCTCCCCGATGTGGTGATGGCAAATAACAGCCCCTCCGGACGCGCCCCCATCCCCAGCTCAAGTGCGGAATAAACCCCGTTGTCAGGGTGCAGGTGATATTCATCCACAATGGCAAGACTCGGATTTGTACCTTCAATGGTTGCCGCTTTTGCTGCCAGTGGCTTTAACAGGCTGTTGGTTTTCGGGTGTATCACCTTGTGTGCCTGAATATTTACCCGCTTTCGTAACGGTCGGGATAAAAGGCACATCTGACGCGCATCATCAAACACGATCCGCGCCTGATCACGACTCACGGCGGCGGTGTAAATATCCTGCTGCCCGTTTTCCATAACCAGAAACCAGTTAGCCAGGATAGCGGCGACCGTGGATTTGGCATTTTTTCGCGGTACTTCAATGAATGCGCTGGTGTATTTGCGCCGTCCGGTGGCCTTAACCTTAAAGCCCAGGATGCAGGCAAAGGCGAACTGCTGCCACGGCTCCAGTTCAATGGGACTACCGCGCATTGCGCCTTTTACGTGCGGACACACCCGGGAAAAGGCAATAAACCGCTCCACGACCTCCGGATCGAACGTGTAAAGGGAGTTTTCAAGGTCAGAAAAATACCGTTTAACGGCCTGTTTCAGTCGTTTACAGGCCGTAATTTTGCCGTTTTTTACGCCTTCTGCGTACTCATGCCAGGCGGTCAAGTTCGTCCTCTTCCTCTGTTTCCGGTGGATTTCTGCGACGGCTTACCGGGTCAAAACCCAGCAAAGAAGCCATTTTGATCATTATTCTTTCTGCGTCAGCCTTTGCGCTCAGTGCGGGGTTTCTGCTCTCGCTGCCCTGACTGTTAACAATGCTGAACCCGCGCGTCGCAAGGTCTTCGACGGCTTTGCGGTATATGGAGTAGTTAACACAATACAGTTCCAGATTGCTCCAGTCGGCGGGGGTAAGGTCTTCCCGCCCGGAAAGCTGGCGCGATTTTTCCTTCCACTGCCTGACCGCGATTTCATCCAGGTAAGCGGGGGCTTTTGGTGGTCTTGCCATGTTCTTTTTTCGCCCAATTATTTTCAAAAAAATTACCGTGCACAAAAATTTGAGGGGGCGGTCGGTGTCCGGCAGGGACGGTTTCGTCCTGAAAACCACCCCCACCCCCTCTGACGGCCTCACCAGCGATTGCGAAAACATTCCATGACCTCGCGGTCACGGTCGGTTAATCGCTTCGCTGTGGTGCGTTTTGTGCGCCCTGTCCTGTTGGCTTTGTGCTCTGTCTCCTGTGTCTTCCATGTGTCACGCTGCCTTATCAGTCCACGTATCAGCCTGGTTTGCTCCTGTTCAGTCATCATCGCCATACATCCAGTCGTTACGGTGTGCCGCCCGTTCTTCCTGCTCGCGATACATGCCCGCTTTACGGTTTGCTTTCGTGGCTGGATCTTCCCGTGTCGTCTTACGGTTGTGGCACGTCTGGCACAATGCCTGGTGATTCCACTCAGGCCAGAAGAGAACATCACCGCCGCCATTGATGGGAATGATGTGATCCACCACAAGAGCTGGTGTATAAATACCCTTAGCCAGACAACGCACGCATAACGGGTTTTTGCTCAGGTACAGGGCGCGGTATTTGTCCCACTGTCGGGAATACCCACGTGCGCGGCGGTGTCCCCGTCTGGCATCCTCTGCACGCCATGCAGCCCGCCTGTGCTCTTCACACTTGCCGGACTTCACGCGCTTATTACAGCCCGGCTCAGTGCATCGCCTTAATGGTTGCCACGGCATCAGTACACCCCCACATCACGATAAACCGACCAGAGCGCAGAAATAGCCATAGGCAGTTCCGAGTGCTCAACTGGTGAAACCGCTTCCCGGTTCTCGTACAGAAAAGCGATGTACATCAGGCAACCAACACGTATTGCCGGGGTAAATTCCAGGCCGTCTTCAAAACGTTTCCCGATATGCTTCTGGCAGGCTTCCAGCGCCGCATCGGTATATATTTGCAGAAGTTCAACCTCACCATAAAAATCATCATCAAGGCGAAGATGGGCCATTACTTCATTAAGCGTAATTCTGGATTCACTCATCTTTTTCACCTTTAATTTCCACAGTCTGCTTCCATGCCTGGCTGAACTCGTCACCACCTTCACGCGGCGGCATACCCTCACGCTCACGGGCTTCGTTCGGATTCATGATCCCGTTCTTAATCCCTTTCTCATACGTGGCATAACGTTCGGTGGGTGTGGCGCGTAATAAATCGGCTGAATCAAACTCAACCAGATAACGGGTACCAGGTACGGGAGAAGCCACCAGCAAAGCGGCCTTGATTTGCTGTTCGAAGTTCGCCAGCCATGGGCGCATTGTCATGGTCAGAAACGCGCGGCTTGCCTCGCTGAAATTGCTGTAGGTGCTGTTGCTGTATTCCTGCAGAAAAATAGGCGATACGTTGAACATGCGGGCGATGTCTTCAATGGAGAAGCGACGGGAGGCCAGCCATTCCGCATCCTGGTTACTCATTCCCAGTTGCTTGTAATCCATGCCCCCTTCAAGGATTGGCGTTTTTCCGGCATTTTTCGCCCCCTTGTAGCGTTCCAGAGCATCTAATGCCTGTTTACCTTTCACGCCGTCCAGCCATTCGCCTGACATGATAATCCCTGCCGCCATCATGCCATCTTTCATAATGCTGGCTCCGTGGCGCTGTTGAGCAAGGCCAAGCCCAAGTGCCTCACGGCAAATCGTGACGGGGGAGCGCCCCAGAAAGCCATCATCCGAGGCATAGCGGAGATGCAGAACTTCTTCCTGTAAATACGTGCGCACCGTTCCTGTATAGGGTTCGGTGATGGTATATCGGTATTTGTGTGCGCCTGTGCGTTCCGGTACAACACAACCCGGTGCATAAGGATGAAGTGATTTGGGCTGCCCGTCCCGCCCCCACTCAATAACCGCATAGGCGTTACCGTTCAGCAGGCAGTGACGCATCATTGTGCGTTTAAACTGGTAAGGTGTCTGGCACGAATTAGGCTGCTCATTCAGCAGAATATCTACCGGGTGACTGTCCAGCCATTCCCGCGCCTCCCTGCCCTTGTCATTACGTACCAGATACAGATAACACGGCATCGTGGCCACCGCCTCAGCGATGACAGAAACCGCGTTCATCACTGCAGGCAATGATTCAGCCGTCCCGGCAGAAACATATTCTCCGGATCCGGTATTCGGTACGCCGGACAGCGCCAGAAAATCATCAATGGACAGGTTACGCTGCTCGCTTTTTTTACGACTAAAAGGCCACCACATATCACAACCCCGCCAACTCAGACCAACGATGACGATTATTTCCTGTCGGACGTAATTCAGGGTGCTGTGCAAACAACGAACGGCGGGCAATCTCCACGCCAGATTCTGGATAAGCAGGCATCGACGTTATTGTGATTTCACGGAGTTCAGCGGCGGTTACGGTACGCAGATACGGTTTTTGCGCGATACTCCACTCCTCGCATAATGCGCGAAAACCAAAGCTCATTCCTGTAATGTCGCCACGCTCCACCAGCGTAAGCACATCTTTTCCAAGCTGGGTATCCGGCGGTGTCAGCTCAAAACGTAACCCGGTGTTATCCTCAGTCAGTACCAGAGTGCCGGATTTGGTGCGCCCCAGCAGTTGGGTATAGTCATGCTCATACAGGCAGCGCACATCATTACCCGCCGCCAGATAGTCAGCAAAAGCCCCCGGCGTGAACTGTTCGCGGAATTCGTCCCAGATAATTTCTGAAAGGCTGTTCCAGCGAACGGCATACCCCACCAGCTTTTTATTGCTGGCGGTCAGTTCAGATGTGCGGATTTCAAAATCGGTGTTTTTCATCGGTGTACTCCATAAAGCTGAAAAAGGAGGCCGCAGCCTCCTCCTTACTCATGACTAGCCAGCTTTCATTTCCAGAATTTTGATGGCGTTTGAATCCACCACACCACCGCCCAGATATTTATCCGTGTGGACCTTGTAGAATCCGGGTTCAGTAATGTTGTCCGGTCGGGTGCGAATCCCTGTTACATGATCAACGATGAAATAACCACGACTGAAATCGCCAACCGCTAGCGGTGCTTTTCCTGCGCCGATGTCCGGCATGGACTCCAGGCAGTAAACAGGACGACCAAGCAACATATCCGGCGCACCTTCTTTAAGGCTGTCGCGCCAGATATAATCGCCGTTCTCATTTTTCAGCTTCTGTAGTGTCCCTGCCGTGCCCGAGTTCATCACCCAGACGGCATTTTTGCGGTATTTCGCTTTCAGCTTGTAGAGAATGTCGATCAGTTCGTCCGCTGTAATGGCGGTTCCACTTGCCGCTACCATTTTTTCAATGGTGCCAAAAGCGCGGATTTTGTCACTGGTCGCCGCACGGGTGTAAGCCATGAAGCCTTTCGGCTTGCCGTTACCGTCGCCATTAACAAAATCATCCTCTTCGGTGCTGGCGAACGTGTCGGCAATTTCGGAGGATAACCAGCCCAGAATATCCACCTCTGAAAAATCTAGGATTTCCTGCGTGGTTTTCGGGTAGGCGTAGATCGGATTCAGCTTGATGGTTACGCGTTCAATTTTCGGGGTGTTGGTTTGACTGCGTGCGCTGCCTTCTGTGCCTCGTCCTACAGTTGCGCCGCCAGTGGAAACCAGTTTCTGAAACTCATTTGATTTTGCAGTCTTCACGGTCGCGATCACGCGCATAACACTGTCATCCTGTAGCTGGCGCATGACTTCGCGATCAAGCTCAGGAATTACGGTATATCCGCCATCCCTGCCGCTGTCAGTGCTGGTGGACAGAGATCGCACATCTCCGGTTACGATGTAGTTACGCAATTCATCAGATGATAATTTCTGGATGCCCGTTCCTAGCTTGCTGCGTTCTTCATCAGCCACAGACTCGAGGCGGGAAATGTCTGTATCGAGGGAATCAGCTTTTGCACGCAGTTCATCAAACTGTTTGCCCTCGTCATCGGTCAGACTGCGGTTTTCACTGTCGGCTTTTTCCAGCAGGGATCGCATCTGGTTTTTCAGGGCGGTTTTTTGCTGGCGGAGTTCGATTAATTTCTTCATGAAGGTTTTCTCGTATTGGTTAAGATTCAGGACGTGAAACCAACACGGAGGGAGCGCCGCCCGACACTCTCGGCATCTCGCAGATCAACCCGGCATCGCGCAGGGGATCGGACGGCAACAGTGGCGGCTCACGTCTGAGTGCCACTCTTTAAGATATATATTGAATTATTGATGTAAACGAGTATTTTTTGATTCAAACAGCAATGAACGACATTGAACAAATAATTTACAAAGCAAGGACCGATTAATGGAAAAAGAAACAATCTTTAATAACACCTTTGGTTTGGGCAATGGTCGATTTGATTGGCTGAATGCTTGCGTCGGAACGAATGGTTTCCCTGACTCATTAACTTATGCTGAAGGTTACCTTAGAACCCCAGAGATACTTACTGACTATATATACAAAAATAACAAGAGAGGAGAAGTTGATTTACTTGTTTATCCGATTGCCTACTCTGCCAGGCACGGAATTGAGCTTTCTCTAAAGACTATCCTCATTGACATGGCAGATCTCCGAGGATTGGCGATATCAGTTCCTGATGTGACAAAAATCCACAGCATCAAGAAACTATGGGATGCCACGATTGATGTCGCTGAGAGGACAGATATACGACTATTTCACATTACAAAAAAAATCGAGCCTTATATATTAGACTTTGTGGCTATAGACGACACAGCACAAACTTTTAGATACCCTGAGTCCAATGTCGGAGCGACACATTTGGAAAAAACACCGATCATTAACCTTGTAAGATTTGTTGTTTATTTCAAAAAGCTCACGGAAGGTTTGCGAGAAATAATTAAGCTCACTCTAAATCTGAAAGATGAGTATAAAACAGGTACGTATACCGATAAATTTTCACGCCGTGATCTAATCAAGCTTTCAAAAGCTCTAGGTAATAAAAATGAATGGGTAACTACACTTACAGTGAAAAAAAAGGAATTCATCAAGAAAAAATTTAATCTCAATAGCAACAAACAACTTATAAAAGCAATCGACAAAATTGTTGTAAATAGATACCTATCATCTTTAATTGGCGTTGAATTTCCACTTAAACATAGCGGGAAAAATACACTATTGCGTTTTAAAAAAGCTTGGTACACACTACATATAAAAGACGTAATGAAAAAAAATAGCGTATTTCTGGACCCACTACAGGATTCAGGAATTAGTTTATCCGATATCAGAGCAGAAGATTTTTTAGACTACCTACGGTTAAAAATGCGCATCACCACTACTTACCTACCTCTCTTTTCAGAGGAAGAATTAGCAGATTTAACCACATTGATTATTATGGGCCGACAATCCAATCAATATTACGCAGAAGATTATGAAAGAGAATTTGAAAGAAATTTAAGAGATGCACAACAAGATAAAAATGAAGCCTTCCGCTACATTATCGACAATACCGCTGCTTTATATTACATTCGAAAAGCTTTAAAATTATTGGGCTGCAAACAACTTTCAGTTGAAAGTCACTTTAATTATTGAAACATTCAGGGGCTTGGAATCAGCCCCTAACAAATTTCTAGGCAGAAGGCATTCTGTCTCTGTATTGTTGTAGATGCTCAATTATTGCATCTAGTTGCTCCTTGTTTGTTGCCAAGATTTCATCGGAAAGAGTGCTGCGAACAAAATCATGATGATCCATCCAGAACAAAGCACCATTAGCTAAAATCTGTTGGTATTCTTTCGTTGACATGGAGACCATATCATGAAGCCCGTAATAATCGTAATGTTCCTTTATTTCATGAATCGTAATAGGCATAAATTCTCCTTGTTTGTCTAACTTGCCGCATTTAGTGCCGCGTTTAGTAATGCCGCACTTAGCGCCGCACCAGTTATCTCAAAAAATCATGCAAAACCAGTAATGACGGTGGTTTCAGTGAAATGCCGCACTTAGCGCGTGTATACAGGGGCTAAGTGCGGCATTTGGTCATAAAACATACTAAATGCCGCACATGCCGCACTTACCGCCGCATTTACTCGACTGTTACCGGGTAAAGGTTCTCACCCTCGATGCGAATAATTTGCTCACTCTCCAGCTTGTCCAGCCAGCGCGAGAATGACTTTCTCACTTTATCTGTCCCCAGTGTTGCACGCAGATCATCTTTAATGACGGAGATAGTGCATCGCTCCCCCTTAGCTGTGCGGCTGCGTACTGCCTGCCATAATGCATGGTGGTTATCGCTAAGACGGGAGACATTGGCCAGTTCAGGCTCAACCTCTTTAGCCTCTCTCGGCTGATCGTGCACAACCAGAGAGCAAACAAGCTCACCATCTTCATCGGTGTAAAGCTCTGCCGTTCTCAGGTCATACGCTTTACGCTCTGGCTCCTCCGCGTCTTTCATCTTGGTACAGGTCAGAATAAGCGCCTTTCCATCCCCTTCACGCTTAACGTTAAATTCAGTATCAAGCGCAGCGCGGAAAGCACTGGAACCGCGAGCGCCTTTCCCTTCATCTTTGCCGGAGTGGTGAACTATCAGCACCGTTGCACCCGTTTTCTGTTTGATAACGTCACACCCTTCAATAAATGCCCCCATATCACGAGCATCGTTCTCGTCGTTACCGCCAAAACAACGGGCCAGCGTATCGATCACCACCATGCGAACCGGCACACCACATTCAGCTTCAATCTGTCTGGCAGCCAGAAGCACTTCCGTTACCTCTGACTCGCGCACAGGAAACACCGGACGATTGACCAGCCAGAGGTTGTCCGCCTGTATGCCGTGCACCTGCTCCCAAGCCTTTATACGCCGGGGAACGCCTACGCCCCCCTCACCAACCACATACAGCACCGCGCCGGAAGTGACCTTCTTCCCAGCCCATGGCAGACCCGCAGCAATGTGACAGGCCCACGATACAGCGAGAAAACTCTTATACGAACCGCTGGGACCATAAATGCTGCACAGTGATTGCGCTGGCAGAAAGTGTTTAAGGACATAGTCCTGACGGATATCAAAGCCCTCAGAACCGCGAGAGAGAGGCAGCTTTGTCCTGAACTTTGCACCAGCATCAGGGAAGACCCGGTGAATGCGCTGCACGTCAGACAGCATGGCATTCATTTCCCCTTCGCCTATCTCTTCCACCAGCACAGAACGCCGCGCTGTAATCATTTGTTTGCGGTCCGTATCGAGATATCCGGCATCACAGAGTTCCTCATACGGCATTGCTGCTATCTGGTTGAGGCGAGCCACCAGCTTTCCGTAACGGGTAGTGGGGTCCTTATGCTGGTGGAGCGCTTTATCCAAATCGCTGCGACTGTATTGCTTGCCGTGCGCCCACAGATACGAACAGGTGAACAGGGCATCAGAAACGGTTTCTACAGCTGTCAGTTGTACCGTCATTTTGGAATGCCCCCGCTCATCTGGAATTTGCCGATCAGAGGATGGAACCAGTACGCAGAGCCATATTTGCGCTTAGCGCTGCGCAGCACCAGACGCGCCGCTTCCCTGAACTTTTCATCAGGTGCAACGAACCCGCCAGATTTCAGCTTAACCAGCATCACCCCTGTGTTTTTCGCCAGTTCCTCAGCCTTTTTGGTTGAGATACCGTATTCAGCGGCCAGTGTTGCTACTGGCGTCATACCCGGAGGGATTTCCCCCCCCTGACTATCAGTGAGTGACTTAACCTGTGCCTCAAGATGCAAAACCTTTTCAACCAGCAGATCAACGCGCTTAGCCAGCTCGTAAAACTTCACATTGCTGATCATGATTTTGCCTCCCGCGATTCAGGGTCTGAAAAAGTAGAAATATCCAGTGAGTTTGCCAGCTCGTCAGAAAGCCGTTGAGCCAGGTGCGTCAAACTCATTACATGGATACGCTCTTCCTCGCCTCTGGTAGTCGCAAGGTAAGCAGCACATGACAGAAGCGCGGCAACCTCTTGCGCCAGTAACAGCAAATCTTTTTTGCTGCGGTAGGTGTAAAAGTTATCCATTGAGCCCCCCCGTTGAATTCTGCTCGACCATGCTTGCCGCCAGTTGATCCGATACTCGTCTGGCCAGACTGATAAGGTTTTCACGCTCAACCTGATCAACGTCGCACTCTTCGACAACCATCAACAACGCAGCCAGTTCACAGGCTATTGACGCACTTTTATTGGTTAATTCACGCATGGCGTACCTCCATTGCCTGAAAGGCATGGAATGGGAGACGTGCTGCGAAAATGAGGTTTACACCCGGCATAGTGTCGCGGGCCTCCTGTTCGCTGGATGCGTTGACGTAGATCACCAATGGTTTGGCGGTAGGGTAGCGCTCAGAAGCAGAGATAAATCTCCATGTAAATTCCGGGCGAGTTTGGGTATGCTGTAATTCAGCCATAACTGTTACCTCAACTAACGGTTTGGTTAGACGCCCCAATACTGCTCCAACAGTTTGGGGCGTTGTCTTTTCTATGCCAGACGTGATAACGTACGTACATAACAAAATACATGCTATGAGGTTATGTACGTACGTGTCAACAATTAAACGAGACAAAACCCCTAAAGGTGATGGCTGGTCACCTACTTTCCAGATCAGAATCAACCCTGATCTACGCCAGCAACTGAACGATGCAGCGGAGCGCGAAGGCGTAAGTCTTGGTAATTGGATAAAAGAATTAGCTCGCGCGGAATTGCGTCGGCAAGGAATAGAACCAAAAGGTTGATTTGAGGAAGAAGATGATGCGCATAGATGAGAAAGGGCATTTTTATTGCACATGTGAAGTCTGTGGATCAGAAACACGATTTGGCCCAGACCTTTACCAAGGACGTGTACTGCAATTATACGGTAGGGCTTTCTGCTGTAACGACTGTTGGGAAGGTAATTGGGATGGTTGGGGACCACATTCAGAACCTGCCATTTTACGTATTTTGAAGGAAAAGAACCTTCCAATCCCCAAAAGGAATGCGAAAGGCTGGTTACCACGTGATTAAATATCCGCCATTGCAAATGAGCTAAAGAAGAGCCGGGGACAGGAATAAGAACCGCAGGTGTGATTTTATGCAGGCCATAACACCCAATATCTGGGTATTTGTCGAAACTACGGGATTTCTCCGGGGTATGCTGCATTGCAGCACACCCCGCATGATGATCCAGTTCTCCCCAGATTTGGGGAAATAGGGTGTGCGCCAATGCCGCAGTTCCTTTAATCCCAGCAGTGCTCTGGCTTTGACCACTAGCATTAACCCTGGTATCCTGACTTTGCTTAAGTTTTTGGTAGTGACATTGGCGGCCCTGCATGGCCGCTTTTGTTTTATGTGACATTTCCCACCCCTCACGCTGCTTTGCTGCGGCTCTGCTGCCATGCTGTGACCTCAGACAGAAGCCAACCAACGGCACGACCTCCCAGCTTGCGGCGGGCGGGAAAGCTCCCCTCTTTTTCCATCATGTATCGAGTGGTTCGACAAATACCGGTTAGCTGCCGGCACTCAGCCTCACGGATAACTCTTTCTGCTGGCTGCTGGGATTGTTTAATATTGTTCATAAAAAAATGCTCTCGTTCGCTAGGGTTCGAGAGCATTCTTATTCAAAAAAATTATCACCGCGACGGTGAGAAAAAAATTATATTCCTCTAAAGGAGTTACCCTGATTCAGTTATATCAAGATAATTCTTTCCTGATTTTATCTAAAGAATCACTTCTCATAATTTTATCCAAGAAAGGTTTCACCGTTTGAGCTATGGCAAAGGACTCCTTTTCTCCATCCGGGAACAGGGATACTGCGAGTACGCCAAGGGATATTTTGCTGTCGGTAGCGCTTTCCCATGACATCAAATCAATAAGTGGAATTATTCTGTAGTCAATTATCTTCCGTCTGACGCTCTCCCAGTCCCCTGAGACTGGCTTATCTGGTTCAGGTATTCCGAGTTCTTCGCGCCATTTTGGGAGGAGGTTCGTGAATGCTTCAATCAAAAGATCATCTCTGTTGTTTAAGTCAACAGTAATCATCACGTTTTCCACAACATCAGAAAGTAAGTTTACTGGCTCACGCATGACAGCCCAAAACATACCGTTATCTGCTGTAAACAAATCCCCCACCAAATCATCGTCAACTACTATTGGCTTTCCTTTCCAGTGACCTTTATCAGCATTGATTTTATTTAAAAATGCCAACTCAAATCGCATTAATGGTTTTATACCATCGCCGTAACTTAATTTCAGCAAATCAGGCTGAGTCTTGTACTCGTATTCCTTTTGCTTTTCAAGAAACCATTCTTCTGCTTTGAGTTCCCCGAATGGATCACCAAAATTATTGTTAAGCGGGTATTTAGCACCATATTGCAAACCATAGTCAGGGCAGTCTGTATTTTTTATTGTTAAATCATCGCATCGCCAATAAAGCTGACGAAACAAATCCTTATCAGACATATTTTCAAGGTCATCATATTTTTCTAAGCTGAATGACTTTGGTAAGTCTCTTTTACTGTTAATTTTTTTTATCATCTTGCGACCTCAAGAATAGTAACATTTGAGATATCAGAGGTAATAACATCTAATCTCTGCATCCATTTATTCAGTGCATCCAGCTTTTCAGGTAAATACTGACTGCGGTTATATACGGACATGACACCGCCCAGCGCATGGCCCAGAAGCTGCTCGACAACATGCGGAGCAATTCCCATGTTGTTCAGAGTCGTGGAAAATGTACGGCGTAAATCGTGAAGCGTCCACGGTTCAGAGTGGCCCAGACGCTTATACAACATCCTTCCCCACTGACTGACAGCTTCCGGTTTCTTTATCTCTCCCAGCAATAGCCCTGTGCTTTGGTGCTGCTCTAAAAGCTGTTTGATAAATGGGCGAATATCTACGGGAATAGGCCGTAGTATTTTCTCACCACCTTTGCTGTGCTCTTTAGGTACCGTCCAAACCCAATCATTTAGATCCCATTCGGTTACGCGAGATAATCTCAGCTCCTGAGTTCGGCAGCCAAACACCACCAGCAGACGTAATAGAGCTGAGTAGTAGGGCTTAAATTTCAGGCCTGAGCATTCTCGCCATATATCAGCAAGTTCTTGCCGGGTATGCTCCCTGTCCCGCTTATTCTGTTTACGTCCAACATCGTCAATGGTCAGATCGTCCAGGACGTTACTCACCGCATACCGATGAACCCGGCAGAACTTGAGTGCTTGCTTACACATCTGCAAAAGATAGCCAGCCGCTACAGGCGCTTCGTTCCTTACCCTGGCGAAACATTCCAGCCAGTGGCGAGTTTCACACATAGAAAGCGGATAAGTACCTATATAAGGAAAGATATGCTTATTGAGCTGCTCAATGTGCTTTTCAACATTAGCGCGGTTATGGGTGGCATATTCCCTGATCCAGTATTCAAGGGCATCCCTGACTGTCACCGGCTTTAACGTTTCCTGAGTCGTAACGCTCAACTGGTGCTTTGGATTCTTTCCCTCTGCGAGCCATGCACGACACTGCTCTCGTTTCTCACGAGCTGCTTTGAGTGAAAGGTCTGGATAATTACCCAGCTTTATACGCTGAGATGTTGATTCCCGGCCACCTATGCGGAAAGTGAAATACCAAGTCAACACGCCCGATCTGGACACCTTCACACTTAGCCCATCGCCATCAGCATAGAAGCTGTCTCCGGGGCTCTCCCTTCCCAGCATTTTACGAAGCGATGTATCGCTTAATTTGTTCGTTCCACCAGCCATTGAAAACCTCAGTTCATATCATTTGGTACGCCAAACTGACTGCACCACTGACTGCACATATCAATGTTACTCTATGAACGGCAATGAACAAAGGCAAACCGATAAATCAATTTTATTGTTTTATATCAGTATCATAGATGAATATTAGCAAACATATCCGAACGGTAAAAAACGTAGGTTTTGAAAATACGGCATGAACTAATTCAGGTTAGCTAAATGCTTGATTAAAAAGGCGCTACTCGGCATGGGGAAGCGCCTTTTTTATAGGTGTCACAAAGGGAGTGACCATGAGAACAGGATGTGAACCGACCCGGTTTGGTAATGAAGCTAAGACCATTATTCACGGTGATGCCCTTGCCGAACTTAAAAAGCTACCTACTGAAAGCGTCGATCTGATCTTTGCCGACCCACCGTATAACATCGGTAAAAATTTTGATGGTCTGATCGAAGCCTGGAAAGAAGATCTGTTTATCGACTGGCTGTTTGAAGTGATTGCAGAGTGCCACCGCGTTCTGAAAAAGCAGGGCAGCATGTACATTATGAACAGTACGGAAAACATGCCCTTTATCGATCTCCAGTGCCGCAAGCTTTTTACCATCAAAAGTCGCATCGTCTGGTCATATGACAGTTCTGGAGTACAGGCGAAAAAACACTACGGCTCCATGTACGAACCCATCCTGATGATGGTGAAAGACGCAAAGAACTACACATTCAACGGTGATGCTATTCTGGTAGAAGCCAAAACCGGATCGCAGCGCGCGTTGATCGATTATCGCAAAAATCCTCCACAGCCATACAATCATCAAAAAGTACCGGGTAACGTCTGGGATTTTCCGCGCGTGCGTTATTTAATGGATGAATATGAGAACCACCCGACGCAAAAACCGGAAGCCTTACTGAAACGCATTATTCTCGCCTCTTCCAACCCAGGCGATATCGTTCTCGACCCGTTTGCCGGTAGCTTTACTACCGGTGCCGTAGCCATCGCCAGCGGACGAAAATTCATTGGTATTGAGATCAACAGCGAGTACATCAAAATGGGGCTTCGACGGCTGGATGTCGCGTCGCATTACTCCGCGGAAGAACTGGCGAAAGTGAAAAAAAGAAAGACGGGCAACCGGTCAAAACGATGCCGGGTTAGCGAAGTTGACCCCGATCTCATTGCAAAGTAA